AGTTGGGAGTTCATCAACTTTGATGCCTCTAGTCTGAATGCAATCCTTCAAAGTGTTTTTGACTGCATTTGTGATCTGTGTTGTATTCTCGCTTTCCATTGCAAGAATAAGAACTTTCTCTTCTCGAACCAGGAAAGGACGATACTTAATTTTCTTTCCTGTCGATGGTAGAGTCAACTCATAGGTTGGTGTAGAAATTTTTGGTAAAGGCATAATATCCTATAGATGTCTCAGTAAAATTATTTATTGGGTATTTTTTACCTTGGGTTTTGCTTGGAAACAGTGTACCTGGTGTATGCAAAAGTGGTGGTAATCTTTGTTATATCACTTCCATCATATGAAAGTGGAATAGCAACCGTATTTAGAGGAAAAGATTCAATGAAGTTATACTTCAAGATGGGTTGCTCTTGAAGTTTCTTCCTCTTATTATCCTTATTTGGATTTTTCCAGAAACCTCTCTCAAATTTTATGACAGAAATATTTGTTTTATATGAATTTGGATATCTAAGTCTATAGAAAGAATTTTTCTCATCCAATCCTTCCTGTCCATCTTCATCACCATCATATACACCAACACCTGTATTAAGTGGGTCAATCCAGTTCATCCACTCTTCAAACAAGCGAATAGTATTATACTCCCTATCAACATAGAATGTCAAATCAAATTCAGAATAGATTCTCTGCATTGGAAATCTCTCAATCATTCCCTGACGACTTCCAGTTTCCTCAATCACATTGAATGTAGATCCAGGAAGAGTTGCATCTGAACATAAGAAATCATATGTCTCAGAGGTTCCTTTAGATTGTCTAAACAATCCACAAGAAGACAAATAACGATTCAGTTCACCAATACCTCTTTGACGAATAGCAGACCTTCCAAGATTCAATGACACCATAAATTGAGATGTCTGCGACAGTCCACCAAATATTTCTTGAGCGTCGTCAATCTTTTTGTATAACAACTCTGGCGAATATGTTGCCATCTAAATACTTTGAAACTACTTATATACTATGTATGCCGTATAGCGGAAGATATTTACCAGAACATCCAGAGAAGTATAAAGGTGATTCAAAGAACATAATTTATCGTTCACTCTGGGAACGAAAGTTCATGAGATATTGTGACTTGACAGAGAGTGTAAACGAGTGGCAGTCAGAAGAATTTTGGATTCCATATCCACATCCTATCGACAAAAGAGTTCATAGATATTTCCCAGACTTCTTTATCAAATACAAAGACAGGTCAGGAAAGATTAGAACAATGGTTGTTGAAATCAAACCAAAGAGACAAGTTGAGCGTCCTAATCAGAATCCAAAGCGTAGGACACAAGCATGGCAAAACTCTGTCAAGACTTGGATGATCAATCAAGCAAAGTGGAAAGCAGCAAAAGAGTTCTGTGCTGATCGTAATTATGAATTCAAGATCATGACAGAAGACGATCTAGGAATCAAATGAACCCATTATCATATTTCTACGGATTCAAGGGAAAAGAATTAGACGATCATACCGTTGATGAACTGAGAGCGATTGCAACTCGTTATCAGATCCCTAGAAGAACTCGTCTGAGAAAAGATGAGTTAGTTCGTGCTATCTCTAGAAATAGAAGATACCAAAAAAGTGCTCATGCGAAGTCAACCGTTGGTTGGAAGATTGAAGCAGAAAGAGATAAGATTAGAAGAGGTGATATAGATCCTTTAGATCTGAAAGTCAGAAGACCTGAACCAGAATCTGATTTAGAAATATCATACACTGAAGAAAGAGAAACTATTGGTGAAAGAATAAGAAGAAGAGCATTACTTGAAAGAAAGACAGACGCTGACTGGTACGCTAACGAATTGTTTACTGAACTTTCTGATTATTCTTCAGAACCAATGATTGGTTCTCTGTGCTTCTTTTCATATAGTGCAGCATACCCAGAAAAACATCCATTTTATGATACCAGACCACTGTCATATATCCTAGGAGTTACTGAGGATTTAATCGTCGGTGCTAATTTGCATTACTTAAATCCTGGACTTAGAGGAGCAGTTGCATCTTCCATCATAAATAAGAGACAAGTAGACTTTTCTATTGGTCCATTGCAAAAGACCATACACAGTTATCTTCCAAGTAATATGGGTGAGTTGTTTGCCGTTCCCGTTGATAGAAAGGAATGGGTTGATGTTTCAGAATTGGTAACTGAAAGATTTGTAGATCCTAAAGGGATCTATGTAGAACCACAAACCGCCTGGGATAGTATCTGATGTCAGTAAGTACAAATGCAGTTGTAGAGGGAAATACTAGAAGATTAGGATCCAACACAAAGGGTGCTAAGAAAACAATTACTGTGGATCTTCTAGGTGAAAGAAGAGAAGTAGAACATAGATATGATCCAACCACACAAACAACTGCTGCAGTTGTGCTCATAGAGTCTGGGACTGGTAGAAGCAAATTTAAGACTCCTTATGTTCTGTATACAACAGATAAAGATGGAAACACAACAGTTGGTGGTTCTGGAGCGAACAGCAACAAGACACAAACTGTCAATATCTTAAGTGAATCCGATGCAGCGAAAGCATTAGCAACTGCAGAAATTGAAGGAGAGAGTGCAAATAAAGATCTAGTAATTAGTGAAGGAAATGTTAGAATCAATGCACTAGCTTCGACTCAAGAAGATGTAACGGCACCTCCACATGTTCAAAAAGATCCCAAAGTAGTTGAAGCAGAACAAAAAGCGCAGAATAATAATATTTTAAATAATATACAAGAACAAGTTACTAGTGCTGCTGAAGAGACATATAAGTATGCTAAGAAGCTTGTAAATGCAGTAGATGATACATTGAGAATAAATCCAGATGTTATTCAAGGAAAACTAAAAGGAGATAAAGGTATACCAAAACAAGCAGCATACCCAAGAGATAATACTTATGGTGAGAATTTTGGACAAGATTACATGTGCATTTCTCAATATAATTACAATCCCCCAAGGAAAGATCAAATATTTTCAGATAATCCATTAGAGAATTACACATATGGAACACAAAGAAAAAGTCCTTTGAAAAAATATGTGGGCACAGTTAAAGTGCCCATGCCTAACAACCTCACAGACAGTAATAATGTCAACTGGGGATCTGATGTGATGAATAATCTTTCCGCAGCGATTGTTTCTGGATACACTAAAAATCCAGCCAATGTTGCTTTGGGTGCTATGGCTGGTGGAGCACTCAGTGGAATTACTGGAATTCAAGGTCTTAATACTCTTGGTGCCCTAGTAGGGATGACTCCTAGTCTTAGCGACAAAGAAGGATTCATAAATCAACTGAAAGATATTGGAACTCAAGTAACTCAAGGCACTTCAGGTCTTACAATTTCATCTGCTCTTGGATCTAGAATTCTTTCAATGGCAGGTGTTGAGGTTTCACCAGAGGCACTACTTGCTAGAGGAATAGGAGTTATTCCTAATAGTAATATGGAACTTCTGTTCAACGCTCCAACATTAAGAGAGTTCCAATATAGTTGGCAAATGAGTCCGAGAGATGAAGATGAAGCGGAACAAGTAAAGAAAATTATTAGATTTTTCAAACAAGGAATGGCAGCAAAAACACTTGCAAATAAGGCAGGTGATAGAACTCTTTTCTTAGGAACTCCTAATGTATTCCAGTTAGAATTCAAAACACAAAGTAATGAATTAATTGAAGGAGTAAATAAATTAAAACCATGTGCAGTAACTGGAACTTCTGTTAACTATGCTCCAGGTGGAAGTTGGTCTGCATATGAAAGAGGGCAACCAGTCAGCACAGTGTTGACAATACGAGTTCAAGAACTTGAACCAATCTACGCTACAGACTATCAGGAAGATGTAATCGGTGGCAGAAAAGCAGGTTTTGGTTACATAGAACGAGATGGTTCAATAACTTCTGGAGACCTTTATTCAATTACAGATTCGGAGGTAGGATACTGATGGCATACTTTAACGAATTACCAAACATATCTACAGTTTCACTTCTTAAAGACAAGTCTAGAAGTGATGAAAGAATTCTTGTAAAGAACATCTTTAGAAGAGCAAAACTTAGAACTGATGTTGATAAGGCAATCACCGCATACGATTTCTATGTGATCAAAGAGGGTGAAAGACCTGACATTCTTGCAAATAAATTCTATGATGATCCAGAATTAGATTGGGTCATTTTGATAGTCAATAACATCACAAGCATTAGAGATGAATGGCCTCTTAGCAATAATGATCTTCATACTCACATGATTGATAAGTATGGATCAGAATCTGCTTTTGTAGAAGTTCATCATTATGAGACAAGAGAGATTAGAGATGAATACAATAGAACTGTTCTTGAAGGTGGATTAGAGGTAGATGAAAACTTTGTCTTTTCATATACACCATTGGGTGGAGCAACTCAAGATGTTTCTGCTGCAGGACCTGTTACAAACTATGAGCATGAAAGAACAGTAAATGATGCTAAGAGAGTTATTCGTGTACTGAAGGAAGAGTATGTCAGTGCTTTGGTCAGTGACATGAGAAGCATGATGAAATATGAGTCTTCATCACAATACTTAGATCGAACAACTAAACAAACTTACAATCCTTTCGATTTTGGGATATAAAAAAACCCTCCTTTCGGAGGGTGTAAAGGTCAGGAGTTGACCAGTTTAGCGAAGTAGTTGAGAGAATCATCCTCGTCTTCATTGTTTGAAGGAGTGATGTCTGGGTCGTTGAATGACTTACTACGACCTTCACTCAGATCTTCATAGGAAGAGGTAGAAGGTTCAGAATAGTCTCCACGACGCTCACGCTCCCACTGTGCTTCTTCTTCCTGAGTCTCAGGATCTTGCATCTTAGGAGTGCCTTTCATACCAAGAGTGTAGTCAAGACGCTTCTTCAGATCATCGTAGGACTTGAAGTTCTTGGGATCAAGGAACTCGTTGAGATCATGGAG